GTAGACGGATAATAATCCGGTCCTCACATAGCGCTTTGAACTTCCTTTTACAGAGCGCTGGTGCCATCATTAGCAAGCTTTGGTACAACACCTGCTACGACGAACTTACGGCAGCAGGGTTTACCTACGGCGTTGATTGGTCCTTCCTAGCTCACGTTCACGATGAAGTGCAATTCGCAGTCGCAGGAGAACGCGCAGAAGAGCTTGGACTTATTGCAGTCGGGTCTTCTCGCTTGGCAGGAGATGCACTTGGACTACGTATTGCAATCGATTCAGAGTACAAAGTCGGAGACAACTGGGCAGAGTGTCACTAAGACCTGCAAGGTTTGTAAAGAAACAAAAGATATTAGTCAGTTCGGTCGTAACGGTACTTGGCATCGTCCTGACTGTTTACCTTGCAACGCCAAAATGCAAAGGGATTACTTAAAAATCCGAAAGAAACATAAAACTCCTCCACTTGGTACGCCGTGTGAGTGTTGCGGTAAGACCAGTGAGAAGCTTCATTGGGATCATTGTCACGACAGCAGTGAGCACCGTGGTTGGCTGTGTAACAACTGCAACACGGGCATCGGCAAGCTAGGTGACAATATCGAAGGCGTCCTCAAAGCAGTGGACTACCTAGCCAAGGTCAATAAGCTGGGAACCCATCAAGGAGGTACTGATGACTTGGCTGCTGCTTGACGCAGATATGCTGCTGTTCCAAGCAGTCGTTTCCGCTGAAGTTGAGATTGAATGGTCCACCGACATCATCACAACTCACCTTCCTGTCAAAGAAGCTCAGTTCATTTTCAATGAGCTACTTGAAACCAAACGCAACCAAGCACAAGCTGATCGATTCACGCTTTGTTGGACTGCTAATGAAAACTTCCGTAAGGACGTTGCACCCACCTATAAAGCACACCGTACTCGTTACGACCGTCGCAAACCTGTGGGGTATAGAGCAGTACGACGTTGGGCTGAACAGCAGTTTCCCTCCGAGTGCTGGCATCGACTAGAGGCTGACGATGTTCTTGGCATCCTCGGTACTCGACACCAGTACAAAACAGTTATCTGGTCTGGCGATAAGGATCTTAAACAGATCCCAGGTCTTCACTTAGATAACGAAGGCAACATCTATCACATTTCCCAACTTGAAGCTGATGTCTATTTTTATCGTCAGGCTCTTACCGGTGATTCCACTGACGGCTATCCTGGCTGCCCTGGCGTGGGACCAAAAACAGCGGAAAGACTTATCGAGGAAACTGGGTTTGACGAAGCCGCCGCATGGAGAACTGTAATCAGTCAGTACAAAAAGAAAGGTTTAGGTGCTGATTACGCCTTGACCCAAGCACGCCTTGCTCGCATCCTCCGTGACACTGAGTACACATTCGATGAAGTTCAACTATGGACCCCAACTTCGATCCCATCTGTCCCAGCCACTACGCCTTCGACGAAGGAGTAATTGAATGTATTGATTACATCGAAAGCCACGCCTTTGATTTTATTGAAGGCAACATCATTAAATACGTCACTCGGCACCAACACAAAAACGGTACTGAGGATCTCAAAAAAGCTCGGTGGTATCTCGACCGCTTGATCAAACGATCAGAAGAATGGGACGCCAAATGGAGCAAACGCCAAAACATTTATCAGGAGGTTATTGACGATGCTGACTTCGAACTCCGAATTAGTTCGGACTTGGATGCAACGAGCGGACCAGTTAACCAATCCTGATAACGAACAGCGTGAACAGCAACTTGCGTATGTCGAAGAAGAGTTCTATGAACTTCTTTACGCGTACCGCAATGAGTCTCGCGCACAAGTTATCAAAGAAGCCTGCGACCTACTATGGGTCACTTATGGTTTGCTTCTTACCTTGGGTGTGGATCCTGATTCTGCTTTCGATCGGCTCTACACCTCTAACTGGTCCAAGTTTCCTTTCACAAAAGTGGATGGAAAAGTCCAGAAAGGCCCCAACTACAAACCCGTTGACTTCTCAGACCTATGAAGCCTTACGATGAACTGCTGAAACAAATTCCTCAAGGCGCTTGGCAATACGTCGAAGCCGAATATGAGGAAGATGATGAAGGTGAGGGCTCGATTCAGTTCTATTGGGACGAAGACGAGCACCCTGAACTAGCTCCCCTTTCTCAACTCACTGAAGATCAGTGGGAAGACTTTGTAATCACTTCACTTCAACGAGCAATTGACAACGATGAAACTGACCAAAGCGACTCTGAACCCAGCAATCGCGATGACCGGGAGGGTGGAGAGCTGGATTGAGAATCCCACCCGCCGTTATCCCGTTAGTTGTACTGTGTTCGTTGTGGAAGACACAATGGACGAGCACGAAGATGGGCTTGAAGGGTCTTGGCAATTTGCTAGTAAAGCTCTTCGATACGGTGCAGGGGTGGCTATCCATCTTTCTAAGCTTCGCGGCAGGGGCACAAAGAACACTCACGGAATGGTTGCTTCAGGCCCTTGTGGGTTCATGGAGATTTACTCCAAATTCAACGAGATTCTTCGTCGCGGCGGTACCTACCGGAATGGTGCGGTGGTTGCTCATCTTGACGCAGATCATCCTGACATTTTGGAGTTTGTTAATTACGATCGCGGTCGTATTCCTTGGATCAAACGTTGCGTTAATGTTGATCCTCTAATTATTGACGAACCAGACAAACTGAAAGCAATCATGGACGCTGCCCGTAAGGGTGATGTTTGGATTGTTAAAAAGCAGTACGACGCAAACGGAGAGCGCATTTATTCCAACGTGTGCCAAGAGATTCTTCTGAAGTCTCGGGACACTTGTCTGTTGTCTCATATTAATTTGGGTCTCACTAAGATTGATGAGATTCCTCAAGCCTTTGCTGATGGCATGAAGTTCCTTTGTGAGCTTTATGAGCAAACTGGGGTAGATGAATCTGGTATCTACAGCCGCAAAGATAACCAAGTTGGTCTGGGTGTCCTTGGCTTGGCAAACCTGCTGGCTATTGAAGGCGTGACCTATGAGGACTTTGTGGGTGCTCTGCGTCGCAAGAACCTGGGTGTAGGTAGCGCTGAAACCAAAGCCGGTGAGATTGCTCACGCCATCTTCCTGGGCTTTATGGAGGCCTCTAAGGTGGCTGCTGACCATAAGATGTCGCGAGCTTTCACAGTGGCTCCTACAGCGTCTTGTGCGTACCGCTATGTAGATCGTGAAGGGTTTACTACAACCCCCGAAATCTCACCTCCGATTAGCCGTGATGTAGATCGTGATAGTGCCACTCTTGGTGTGCAAAGTTACAAGTTCAACCCCAAATGTGAGACCGCTGAACAAGTTGGTTGGGACACATTTTTTGAGTTGAACTGTGAGTGGCAACGGCTGATGGATAGCACGGAAATGGCTCACGCAATTTCTATGAATTGGTGGTCGGATATGACATCCATGGACCGTCAATTTATGTCACGATGGTTGAACTCCCCCTTGAAGAGTTTGTATTACTCTCTTCAAGTAATGGCCGACATCCAAGATAAATCCAATGCCTACGCCGCTATTAGCGATGTAGATGTTGAGGATTACCTTGCCAATTTGTTGGAGGGAGATTCTGAACCTCAATGCGATTGCGCCGAATGAACCCGTATCAGAAACTGCTAGCCCGTAAGCGCACTTGGACTCCTATTCAATCAACCGCTGGCAAACTGAAAGAGGGCTCGGAGGAGACAGTCTTCCGGGCTCTCGCCCTTCGTCATATGGAGTTGCCTGTTGGTGACTTTATTCAAGATGCTTGCTCTAATGAAATTCCTGAAGCCTCCCGTGCGCTTCTTGAAAGCAACGTCAAAGACGAAATCCGCCATGATCTTGCGCTGGGATATATCACCAACGCATTGGGAGTGGATGAACAGGCCGAAAAAGAAGCCTTCCGACTACGGCAAGCGTGGATTGAACATCCAGATCATCCGGTCCTCAAAGCAATGGTGGCCGAGCGTGCGATCTTTTTCGTTCTCCTCCCGTTCTTTCGTTTTAACGGTGATGCTGGTCTCCGAACGGTAAGCGCTGACATTAGTCGTGATGAACAAGTTCATGTTGCTGCCAATAGCCTTGTTTGTCGTGAGCTGGGGCTTAGTGTCTCTCCTTCTCTTGATAAATTGCGTAAGGCAACTGTCAATTGGGTGATGCAACCACTTGGTAGTTCTGACAATAAATATCTTGATCGTCAGTTCTGGCTGGATCAAAGCGACAGCTTGATGTACTCAGGTAAAGCTGAAGGTTTGATTGAAACCCAACGAGCTCGGATGCCTGCGTTCTTTGAGACAAGTAACTCTGATCTTCCCAGCTACGCTTGATTCATAAGGGGTTACGTTATGGCGCTGATTACCCAAGATCAATTCTTTGAACTTTGGTTTCCTGGTACTTACTGGGATCGATCAAACCGAGCTCTTGGTGGTCATGACACTGCAGGAGCCAGACGTAACGCTCGGGAATCTCCTAACGGTAGTCGTCAATTTGCAGCAGCTTGGGAAGCATATAACCGTGATCAGATTGCTGCTGCAAACCCTAGAAGTGTTTTTGATGGCCCTTACACATTTAATGAACCTGCACCAACGTTTACTCCATGGGCGGGTCCTTGCTATGACGATAATTGTCGAAGATTAAGGGCATCTATTGAAGCTGAAGAAAGAGCTAATTATTCTTCTTGGCAAACTAGAAAAACACAAGCTGAATTAGCAGAACAAAAACGATTGTATGAAGTTGCTTTGCTGCAAGAAGCTGATGTAAAAGCTCAACAGTACGAAGCTGAACAAGCAACAGGTTTCTTAATTGAAGAACAGAAAAGAGTTCAGCAAGAGCTTGAGCTGGAAAAGCAAAAAATTTCTCAAGAGCAAATTAGAGAGCAATCAAACATTGAATCTCAAATTGCTGCTGCCCGCTTAGCTGCTCAACAAGAACAAGCAGCAATTAAGTCTCAGTTTGAAACTGACCGAGCTTCTATTCAAGAACAACAAAAAGCTCTGCAAACACAATTTGAACAAGAGAAAGCAACAACTGAAAAGAACATTGCAGAGACTGCTGCTGAAACAGAACGGCAACAGTTGATTACTAAAAAGCAAACAGCTATTCAAAGGAAAGCTGCTTCTGGTACAGGACTGGCTCAGCAACAGCGTCAAACTACTGTTGAACCTCAGCAGACTGCTAAGAAGAAACGGCCAATGATTGGTCAGCCTGGTGTTGCTGTTACAAGGTTTAACCCAAGAACAAGCATCGGTGGTTATGGTGGGACGGCTTCTACACGGGTTAATCCAACTGGCCTAAACATATGATTCCTTACATCGAAACAGAAATTATTCAATATCTTGATGAGCTTTATCCAGATAAAGCGCCTGACCTTAGTATGGAAGAGAAACTTATTTGGTTTACTGCTGGACAGGTTTCAGTTGTAAGGCATCTTAAAGAGCAGCACAAGCTTCAAGAGGAAACTAAGTATGGCTAAAAACAGCTCACTTAATTCAATTCTTTCCATTCTTGGCGTTGTTGGCGCTGGTGTTGCTGCTTATCAAGGGTTTCGGGCTGCTGAACAACGAAGCACTGAGTTCCGAGCTCAACAAGAAGCTGCTGCACGGCAATACTCTTTAGCTCAGCAAGCAACTGAAAACCAGACTCGTCTTGTTAACGAACAGATTGCAAATCTTAGGGCTAGCTTGCAGCAACGTGAGCAAGAGTTTCAAGCTGCTCAAACTGCTTACACAGAACAAAGTAATCTGAGCCGCCAACAACTTGAACAAGCCAAATCTTCTTCTGCTGCTCAACTGACTGCTTTGCGTGAATCAGCAGCAGAACAGAACCGCCAGATGATGGCTCAAGCAGAAACTCAACGAATGGGTTTTGCTGAGCAAACTAAAGCACTCCAAGAGCAAACAGCTTCTCAGCGTGCATCACAAGAAGCTCAGTTGGGCATTGCTCGTGAGCAACTGACTCAATACCAAACTCAAGCTGCTTCAATGCAAGAGCAAGCTCTTTTGGCTCGTAAAACTGCAGAGCAGCAAATGTCTCAGCAAAAATCTGCTTCAGCTGCGCTACTGCAACAGCAAAAAATTTCTTCTGCTATTCAACAACAGCAAACTGCAGCAGCACCTGTTGGTAGCCGAGTGCGCCAACGTGTTGGCACGCCTGCTGGACTGCGTACTAGTTTGGAAATACAATCTCCTGTCTCTGGCCTTGGGGCTGGGATGGGTACACCTAACGCGACTGGTGGTTTGAATGTCTAACGCTTCGGCTCGTTATTCGGCACTTGAGCCGGAAAAAACTATTTATCTGGATCGGGCTATTGAGTGCAGCAAGTACACTCTGCCGACTCTTATTACTGAAAACGACCGCAGTACTGGTAAAAACCTTTACACCAAAATTGCTACCACCTACCAAGGTCTTGGTGCTCGTGGCGTCAATAACCTGGCTAGCAAACTACTAATTGCTTTGCTGCCTCCTAACCAAGCTTTCTTCCGTCTTTCTGTAGACGACATGAAGCTGAAGCGGGAACTTGAGAACTACAAAGAGCTGCAGTCAGAGTTTGATCAACAACTGGCTTTGATGGAACGCGCAGTGATGCGGGACATTGAAGAGTCTGGTGATCGCACGGCTCTGTTTGAAG